TTTATGGTCGAAGAACCGTATGGTATATCACAATTTCAAGCATGGTTAATATCACTTACACTTGGAATTGTGTTATATAGACGCAAAAAACGCGGCGAAAAATATATTCAGTAATTATATATGCGCGTTCGTTTAAAAAAAAGTCCACGTATTGATAAAAAGTTTAGAGTTACTTTTGAAAATGGGAAAATAGTTGATTTTGGGGCAAGAGGGTACTCAGACTATACAATACACAAAAACCCTTTGCGTATGCGTTCATACGTAACACGACACGGTGGGTTTGTTCCTCATATGGTACAAAAACAAACCGATCCTAAACTAGTTCATAAAAATATGCTTGATGTGTCTCGAAGTGATAAAGAAAACTGGACAAAAACAGGTTTTTTTACCGCGGGGTTTTGGTCAAGATGGCTTTTATGGAGTCATCCAGATTTTGAAGGTGCGAAAAAGATTATATCTAAGAAGTTTGATTTATCTTTTCTCTAAGACCACGACGTTTAAGGTTTGCTTTTAAAGCGGTCATTAAATTTGTACGTGGATCACGTTTAGTTGGTACTGGTGGTGCTTGTGGAACAGGTGGTGCGCGTGATACTTGTGGTGCGCGTGCAACGGGTTGAGAAACTCGACGAACCCGTGGAACATTTGATTCAACTGTTCGTAAAAGAGATTTACACGTTCGTAAAAGTTTTTTAGATTCACGGACCTGAATTTCCAAAGATGGTGATCGCCGTCTTTGAATTTTCATTTTAAGTTCCTTTTCACTCAGAGGAACGCGCTTCCCTTTAATTTTTTTAGTTACGCGAAGACCAAGACGCTTTGCTTCATTTTTTAACAAATCTATCTTCATTTATACTATATGTATCTATTTTTTATTTAAATCTATTAACTGTATCTTTACCGACAAGTACAGTCTGTGAAATAGAACAAATACAAAATACCAACATTGCTAACAATACCGGTGGCGTTTTAAAAGGCATGCGCATTATCAACATTATACAACACGTAGACGAAATTATACTCGTTATTTTTGAGGCAAGTTTTTGAGTTGAATATGCCATTTACTATTACATTAGAAAAAATTATCCGTTCTATACAATTTCGCCTGAAATGAACCTGTTTGTCCTAAAACCGAAACAGTTTCATTTCCATAAAGTTCTCGACACCCAATATCTTCCATACAATCGCGGTTATCAATGGTTACTGGAAGTGGATACACTTGATCACCTGGTGTTGTCGTGTAATAATGATATTGATCGCGTCTTCCCCTAACTTCTTTACCGTATAAGGGTAACGTTTCTTCATCTGAACCCACAAGAACCCCCATTTGTTGGACATATCCCGGTTTATACTCCTTAATTGGTGGGTTTCTAAACTCCCGTTCAACTGGTATTTGAACTGGAACTTCGACTGGGACACCCACTGGTACACCAACTCTTTTTTTAACGACAATAGGGTTACGTACTTGATATACAATTACAGCAATGAGTACCATTAACGCAATAAATAATAATTTTTGTTGTGTTTTGTTTTTTATCTTCATTTTATATATACCAACATTATTTAACAAACCGTTTTCGAAGTTCATGAAGAGGTTCCAAATCAATTCTATTGAGTCTGTACTGAACGAGTAACCAAAGAAAAAAGAAAATAGATTTTAAGAAATTGTTTGCCTCGGTATCGTCCATTTTATATATAGGTCCCATTACACGCCCAAAGAATGTTTCATCTTTACTGTTTCCCGTTACGACCATCTCCATCTGGGTTAAAGCACATGTATCATCATTGACCGACCAATGAAAAAATATGAATGGAACTAGGAGTGAATAAAACTCAAGGTTTTGTTTATTTTTCATAAATGGTACAACCAACATTGTTATGAAAAAAAGTAAATGAATGAAAAATATAATGTTCATATCTATTAGTATGAACGAAGAAAAGAAACTTCCGAAGATATGGCACCCACAACAGGAGAAAATACTAAAGGCCTGGGGTGAAGCCGCGGCGTGTTATAGATATATGCACTACCAAGCCTATTGTTCATTTAAAAATTTGAGTATGAAATTTACTATACCACTCATAATTGTAAGTACAGTTACCGGTACTGCTAACTTTGCACAGGAAACATTTCCACCTTCCGTGCAACCATTTGTACCTTCGGCTATTGGTGGTTTAAATTTAATCACCGCCATTGCGACGACGATCATGCAATTCCTTAAAATTAACGAACTTATGGAAGGTCACCGCGTTGCCTCTGTCCAATACGGTAAAATTTCACGAACAATACGTCTCGAACTTACACTCCCACTTACCGAACGAACACTAAGTGGTACAAATATGATTGAAAATATGCGAACAGAATATGATCGTTTAATAGAACAATCACCTAATGTACCTAAAAAAATGATAGATGCGTTTGAAAAGGAATTTCCAGATGATAATGCATTCTTCAAACCAGAAATTATGCATATACAACCTATAATACCATTTAAAGCCATTCAAGAAAATAAAGTTATAACGAAGTTAAAAGATGCCGTAGGAGGTGTGGCAAAACGAGAACTTAAACAGGAACTTGATGATATACGGGGATTAAAAAAGACTGTTAAATCAGATATAGAACGTGTACAAGAACGTAAGAATGAGATATTAGATTTAAAAGATAAAGGGATTGTGAGTTTAAAAGGTGACCTCATGAAAGAATTGCGTAGACGTACAGAACTCATGGAAGTTGTTACAGAATCGCCGAAAGACGATTCACAAGATACGCCACCATAATAAATAGCGCAAAGTTAAAGACTGTAATGCACATCAAGTAAGGAAACAGTTTCCTTTTTAAAGGATCTATCACTCTCGTTTGAAGTGTATTATTTTCCATAATAATATCTAACGCCTGAGTAGCGAGATCCGCATCTTCATTATCATTCGACATGAATGCCTTTGTTACAATACATAAACAAAAAAAGGTTGATCGTATTTCGCTCCATGACCGCGAAATAAAGGAAATTAAGTCTCTGTTAGAAAATGGTAAGAATATATTTTTATGTGGTGCGGCTGGTGTCGGAAAAACATTCGTTCTTAATAAAATTCTCGATGAGACAAATAGTATAGAAATATATGATGAAGTCTTACGTAAAAAGGATATATTCATAAGTACGATAAAAAATTCAAATATGCATGCCTATATAGACGATTACGAATCCGATACTGCATATAAAAGTATAGTGGAAACCATATGTGAAGGTGGTCGTGTTACAAAAAAACCATTAATCGTTACGTCTAAAAATGTACACATGTTACCCAATTTTAAACTTGTATTCCTACCGAAACGTAAACCAGAAACTATTCAGTGGTTAAATAAAAATCACCCACGTTCAAAAATAGCGTCAGAAAAGTGTAAAGGAAATATAGGAAACTATTTCAATTACCTTGAATATAACGACGACAAAGATATTTTTAAGTCTTCAAAAGAAATTATTGAAGATTTCTTTTGTAAACCAGGTACTGTAGATATAGAAGAAACTATACATGAACACGGACATATTTGGGGTGCCGTACACGAAAATTATCTTGGGGCTAACCCGGAACACCCCGATAAAATCATGCACGCTTTAATAAGTGCAGATACGTTCGATACAGAACTGTATAAAGGTGAATGGGATTTCATGCCTTATTTTGTTTTATATGCCATGAAAATACCAAAAATATATACGCGTAACACATTAATTGAACCCGATACAATACGCCCGGGGAGTGCGTGGACAAAATACGGGAACCAGAAAATGCGTGAACAGAAGATTCGAAGTATACAAGTACGTTCACATACAAATATGAAACAACATGAATTCATGCTTTTACGCGAGTATGCAAAAAAAGGCGATGTCTCTAAATTTAAAGAATATAACTTAACACCACAAGATTTTGATGTTATGAACCACCTTGGTTTACAGAACAAACTGAAACAACGGGAGGTTACTAAAATCAAAAAAATGATTAAAGAAGATAGTCTAAATTAACTAAATGAATACAACTACTCCAGCTTCAGAAGAAGAAGAAGAATATAAAGTATCTCGAGTCATCGGTAACGAAATTTTCTATTACGGGGAAATTACCGATGTTGATATTCTCGAGTTTATTGAAGATTTTAAAAAACTCGAAATTAATCTTCTTAAAAAGAAAGCCGAACTCATAGGGTACGAACCTGTCATACATTTTCATATATGTAGTGAAGGTGGTGATTTATTCGCGGGGTTAAGTGCCATGAACATTATAGAAAAATCGCGTGTTAAGGTCATTACCATAGCACAAGGTGTGTGTTGTTCCGCCGCAACGTTTCTCCTTTTAGGTGGTCACGAACGTCGTATAGGTAAGAATGCACACGTTCTCATCCACCAAATATCTACAAATGGGTTCTGGGGAAAATACGAGGAACTCAAAGACGAAATGAAATCGTGTGATAAACTCATGGATATGATTACAAAAACGTATAAGGAAAAAACAACTATACCCCAAAAACAGTTTAAGAAAATTATGAAACGTGATATGTATTTAGATCCACAAGAGTGTATCAAGTATAATGTCGTTCATTCGATTGATTAGATCCCGACTACAGACCCCGGAGGGGTCTGGGGGTCGTATCCCGAAGGGGTCTGGGGGTCGTATCACCCTTAATTACAGACCTAAAGGTCTGGGGGTTTGTCACCTTCGGGTCTGGGGGTTTTTCAAGTCTACGTGTCTCTTATACATCCCAATGATCGATATTAGTATTATGAAAATACAAATGGTATTTGCGTTTATAGGAATAACTGTGTTCTGTGGAGGCCTAAGTCGCTCCATTCGTTTATAATCTACAACTGGTGGAACACTACTCATATATTACTACTATAATGGAAACAATTTTTAAAACAGATAAAAACGGCAATCAAAGGTACACGTCTATCAGAGTTCAAAAACTGAAAGACGGTACCGCCAATATTATTAAAGCAACAGGTGTTGTTGATGGTAAAGAATCTATCTCAACAACACACGTTCCGCTCGGGTACGAGAGTGCCCTGAAACGGGCAAAAACTATTTGGAAGAATTTACAAACCCCGGATGTTATGCCTATGTTGGCAAACAAATGGGACGATCGTAAAAAGTACATTTCGGAACCGTTCTACGTCCAACCGAAACTTGATGGAGTTCGATTACTCGTCTCGAATAAAGGTGGGATTTCACGTACGGGGAAACTCGTTCCTGGAACCGAGTATCTCGGTAAAGGTCTTAAGGATGGCGAGTACCTCGACGGTGAGTGTTACGATCCAAACAAAACGTTTGAGGAAATTACGAGTTTGTTCAAAACAGACCCGAAACAACTCGAGTTTTACGTTTTTGATTATTTCGACGTGAATCGTCCCGATTTACCGTTCGAGGAAAGGTGTAAACATCACGTCACGGTCGAAACGAAACTTGTTCGTAAGAAAACGTGTTTGAAACAGTTCCATGAGAATTTTGTTTCACAGGGTTACGAAGGGACCATGGTTCGTGAACCTTCGAGTGTGTATGAAAACGGGAAACGAAGTAATTACCTGTTAAAGTTCAAGGATTTCATGACGGAAGAATACGAAGTCGTCGGCGCAAAGACGGGACACGGTCGAGATGCAAATGCCGTCGTATGGGTCTGTAAAACTGAAAATGGAAGTACATTCTGTGCTCGACCCGAAGGTACGATCGAACAAAGAGAGTATTTTTACTCGAATAAAGAGATGTATATTGGAAAAATGTTAACCGTAAGGTTCCAAAACTTGACGGAACTTGGTATTCCAAGGTTTCCCATCGGGATAGTATTTAGAGATTATGAATAAATATATTATATTACACAAATGAAAAGAGTTGCTATTGATATCGACGAAGTCCTCGTCTCGTTCGTAAGACCTATGGCAAAGTTCCGTGGATACAAAATGCCGACCACCCAAAAGTACCCGTACGTATATAAAGATATGTTCGATATTACCGAACCCCAATCACGTGACATGGTCCATGATTTTTACGAATCCGAGACGTTCGCGAAACTTAAACCGATCCCGGGTGTGTGTAAACAAATGGGACATTTACGCAAACACGCCGATACAATGTATATCGTCACGGGTCGCCAAAGTTATGCACATGAACAAACCGAGAAATGGCTCGAATACTGGTTCCCCAATACATTCGATGATCTTATCATGACCAATAGTTATACGGATCACGAAATTGAGAAACATGAAATTTGTCGAAGTCTTGCCTTAGACTCGATCATCGATGATAGTTTCGACGTGTGTACCAAATGTAACCGTATCGGTATCGATTCGTATAACATTATTGGGTACGGTAAAATACGGTACCCGTGGGCTATACAATCGAATATGCAAAGAGTTTGGGGTTAAAAAGAACAGTTTAATATTAAGTAAAATGTCTTTTGGTATCATCGGTATTTCCCCACCGACCCTAAAAATTGCATATGGGGTTCAAAAAATTAATAAAGTTCACACGTGTAACCAAACTGTTTCACAAGAACTGAACATGTTTAACGCCGAAAACCATTCGTGTGTTGCCGACCTCATGTTAAACATGGACCGTCCTCGAACTATTGTTACGGCGTGTAAAGATATGAAAGATGTTCGACCAACACTCTCTAAAATTCTTGAATGGTCTGACCCTGAAGATACGATCATTAATTGTACGCACGAACACTATAAACATAACATGTATTATGAGAACCAGTGTTCGAACAAAAACGTACACTATTTGAGTGCATCCCTATCAAACGACGCGTTTCTCGTCGGGGGTCAAAAACGTATTTTTAGATCCCATGAACCCCTATTCTACGCGTTCGCTAAAAATGTTCAACATACCGGGGATATGCCGGGATCGGGACATTTCGCGAAAATGGTTATTGATGGTCTCGAGTGTGCCATGTTCCAAGTCGTCGGTGATGCGTTTGCGTACTGTAATGGGAACGTTCCGGTCATGCTTTCACTCATGGATAAGGCAAAGAACATGGACGTTTCGGGACCCGTTATTGATCGGTGTAAAAGCCAACTTTACGTGACTCGAAACTATAGTCAAGTTGCCCAAGTTAAAAATTCGACCGCGTGGTTCATGGAGTATACATTCAAAGCGCGGTTACCGACACCCGTCATACACTCGGCTATTACATCACGCATGACGAGTCAATACGCGAAATTATCCGAAACACACCAATCGTATAATACGTTTTACGATACGAACGTTATTCTCCAAACGATCCGGTTCTGTTTTGCAATGGCACTCTACGAAGCTAACCAAATTTCGTATGGGAAAATTGAACACTGGTCGAAAAACTCGAACGTGGCGTGTCGTATGTTTGAAACCCACGATCCGTTATACGTGATGGATGCGACCGTCGAGTTTGCGAGGACGTTTGTCGTGCATTGCGTGAACTCTGGGGTACCTATACCCACAGTTCAAGCCGCGTTGAGCCAATATGATTTTATGAAACAAGAACGAACGTCGATGAATTTTATCGCGTCGTTGAGGGACGTTTAGGCGTCGCCCCATAATTGCCATTCGCCTAATATAATGAATGAACTACTTCCATTATTCACTGATATACTTAACCTATAGTACAGGTAACTCGCTGGAGAACTTACCGTATGAACATCCCCGTAAATAGACGGTGGTTTGTTCGTTACGGTATCCAAGTCTGTCCAGTCAGATCCATTAGCCGATCCCTTAAGTACCCACGATTTAGGACGTCGTGTATTCTCTTCACTACCGTTACCGGGTAATGTTGGATCTACACTCCCACCGGGTGTAGATACGGGTGCGTTTGTATCTGCAGGGTACAAAACGTATTTACGTATTATCTTTGCACTCGGTAACTGAAGTGTAATATCAAAATTTGTTAACTGACTCGTGTGTAAAAACCCGTAGTGAGTCGTACCATCTTCAGTTATAGTCTCAATTTTAACTAGATTTGTAAACAAACCGGCTGCAGTTGCATGTGTACCACCAGGTGCATTTGTCGTATGACTTGTCTTTGCTTGATACTGACCATTACCGGTAGATGCACCTGACATGGTCCACGTGTTCCACGTATCGGCAGACAATGAAGTTGTAAGTGACGATTTCGTTCCCGTCACGACTGGTGGGTATTGATATAAGGGACCATCCGCGTCAATAGTTCGGGTTATCGTAAACGTTTCAGTTCCCTTAATTTCTGCATAATATTTTCCAGCCTCAGGGACCGTATATTCACCCGTCGCGGGGTCCGCGACTATAAACACGTTCGACGTATCCGCGACGTTACTCGTAAACAGTTTCACGCTCGATCCGGGTTCCGTATTCAAAATCTTTATCGTATTCAAACCGTCGTATTCGAGTTTGGGTCCACACCCAACCTCCGCCGCTCTTTGAAGGACCTGTTTTGGACTCATGTGGAAGTTATACGTACTCACTTCGTACGTTAAGTGTTTTCGGAAGGTAATAGAATGATCACCAACACGCATGTGCATGTTCCCACTTCTCGAACCAACCGCGGCAACACTCGTATGTGTACCCGAAACCACAGGGTACCCGTTCACGTACCCGACCGCGTTACCCCCGGAATCGACCGTAAGGGCAATGTGGTGCCATTTACCTACCGTAAAACACGTAATTGTTCCGGATTGTAAAAGAGTAGCACCATTATTCCTATACAATTTTGCCGTTCCATCCGCCGCCATTTCGAAATGAATATCATTAGTACTATTACTTCCAATTGCCAATAACCCATTATACCTTTGTTGTTCTACGGGCATGAATATCGCATCCGCTGATTGGGCCATTTTGTTCCCGTACTCAAAAATCCCTTCAGTCGATGTTACGTAAAAAACGTTAGATGTTCCTCCATCGGCGCGTTTCTGTAAAGAGTGTGAACCCTGTGTTGAAAATACTGAATTACTATTCGAACCAATTTGATCGACGTACCAATGGGTTGGTAACTTATACGTCGGCATGGACGCACCATCGATGATAGAGAACCGGTTAACTTCCGATCCCATATATGAAACGGCCGGTGGTAAACTTCGTCGACGCGGGTTCCCGACCTGGACGACTGCAGTCGCACCACCATTTGGAGGCGCAACGTTCGTTTGAATAAGAACAATACCCGAACCACCGCGTCCACCGTGACCCTTAACACCACCATCACCAACCGCGTCGTACCCCGGGTGTGAATCTCTAGTCACTGACCCCGATCCACCACCACCACTACCCGTATGTGGTAACGCGTGTTGTGAACCACCGTGTTGTGCATCTTGTATACCCATGTACCCATAATAGTTTCCGCCGTAGCCACCACCACCTCGACCGGGTGTACCACCGAACTTCCCAGCGGCCCCATTGGAACCGCCTGCACCACCACCCGCAAAGTATCCACCTTCACCGTACTCGTCCCCGAAATCCGTAAACGAACTTCCCGTCCCGAAGAATTTACCAATACCACCATCACCCGCATAGTCCCCGGAATAATCCGAACCGGCGGCTCCAGCACCACCACCACCACCACCATAACTTCCACTACTACTAGAACCACCCGCAGTACCTTGACTCCCGGATGCAGCGGCACCACCGGAACCACTACCCCCACCGCCACCACCGGAACCACCGGCAACACCAGTTCCATCAGTCGAATTACCACCACCACCACCACCATCGGCGGGTGTTAACCCCGTAAACGTCGTATCTTTACCATCGTATCCATTTTGAGCAGCTTCACCGTACCCACCCGAATCCCCGTTCCCGACGACGATCGTTTTCGTCGCGCCACTTGCCAAGCTCGTTCCCGCCGTATAGACAAGACCACCGGCACCCCCACCACCAGCGGCGGCGCGTCCACCACCACCGGCTCCACCGGAAACCATCATAACGTTCGCGGTTAAGGCTGACGCCGAAGCGAAGGTATACGTCGTGTTCGACGTCGTCGAAGACACGGGTGTTATCGTCCCAATAGATGCGCTCGTATACGCCGGTGTATCGGCATAGAACCGACCGTTATCGCGCGCCGTAAGTATATCGCCGTCCCCGTACGCGTTATCGAAATTACCGTGGTGGAATGCCCACGTGTAGAGGCCCGTCGTAGATGTTGCGGGGACCGTTGCGGATTTTAGGGTAAAAACACTCGCTTGAGATAATTGCGCATCGTACGTTCCCGGAACGGAAACCGTGACTATAGACGCTGTACCCACATCGTACGCCACACCGTCTTTTTTTATCTTAGATGTAGCGGTAAGTAGGTTATCGATACTCAATTTGTTGTACCCGTCGAAGTCGAACGAAGGTGCGAGTATGTTCGGTAACGCGTCGATATATTTGGGGTACGAAATGTTACCCGTGGTATTGTCACCGCGTGCATAATTTGCACCTCCACCCCACGCGTAATATTTACCGTCCTCGGTAATTGCGGTTGCGTGGTTCGTGGACACCATAAATTTCTTTATGTTCGAAACGTTCGTCCATTTAGCTGGTCCACTTGTAATATTTCCCGTACCCCCGTTACCAAAAACACCGTTGTTACCGCCACCCCAACAATAATACCCGTCGCTCGTATCGGCAAATTCGAAGTATCCACCCCCGTATACTTTGTTTATGGTAATACCTTTTGACGAAAAGTATGTTACTTCCGTAAGGGTTTTACCGGAAGAATTCGACGTCGTTGTTCCGTCACCTATATGTCCTTCCCAATTGTTACCCGCATTCCACATCTTACCCGTCGCGTCCCATGAAAACATGGTCCCGTAACTCGACGCGATACCGATTATATTTTTACCGTCGACGACCTTTTGTGGTTCGTCGGTCACACTCGAAGGCCATGAATCCGAGTTTATGGTATTTTTACCCCAAAACCATACGTCACCACTCGAATCGAGTGCTAAACTATGTACAGATCCACACGTTATTTTTGTTATATTATCGGTCGCACTACTAAAATTGATCTGTTTGGGTGTACTCGACGAAGACGCACTGGCTTGTCCCAATGCCTTTAATGTCGAACTGTGTGTACCCCACGTCCAAACGTTACCGGTTTCGGTTAGTGCTGCACCAGACACAGACGTAAAACTCATCATGGTTACGTTATTTGCGGTTAAACTTTGGTCACCGAAATACGACGTTACGTCGGTAAATGATGTAAGATCCGAAGTTGTTCCCGGTATAACAAAATTATCACCTTTACCCGTTGCGTAAATCTTACCGTCGATTGTTTTTACGTACGACACTT